CCTGTAGCTGGCTATACTACCGAGAAAGTTGCTCTGTTTGGTGGTGGCTATGCTGCTTGTGAAGATATCGATACCGCATCACCATGCAGCACCGGGCAGAAAGGTTCTAATGTCTATGTGGTCGACGCCGGGAATGGCACATTGCTCAAAACATTCACTACCAGCTACAGCGTGGTTTCAGAAGTTTCAGTGGTTGATTTGAATAGTGATGGCAAGGCAGATTACGGCTATGTCGGTGACACTGGCGGTAATCTGTATCGAATTGACATGGTGACCAGAACGGTGAGTGGCGGTGTATCAACTTACACTGCTGCTGCACCAGGTGATTGGACAATACGTAAAATCGCCTCAGCTGGGGGCGGCCGTAAGTTCCTGTTCCAGCCTGCACTGCTGCCTATTGTTAAGGATGGTCGTGTTTATGTGGCTATCGGCTCAGGTGACCGTGAGCATCCGCTATTATCTAATTATGCCTACAACGTGACTAACCGCTTTTATGTGTATCTGGATAATTTGGCAGTAACATCTGGTACTGTCGACTTGAATGGTCTGGAAGACAAAACGACTGATGCAGGATGTGATTCTGCCAGTATATTGCCTACTTCAACACAGGTAGGCTGGTATATGGATCTTAATCAGAACGGACAGGGCGAGCAGGCTGTATCGTCGGCTTTAATTCTGGGTGGCCAAGTGGTATTCAGTACCAATATGCCTATACCGCCTGCCGAGGGCACTTGCTCGACGATACTTGGCAAAGCCAGGGGGTATTGGGTTAACCTGTTCAACGCATCCGGTACGATAGGAGTAACGAATGCCGCATGTGGCGGTACACGTTCTTCTGTCTTTGCCGGTGGCGGTTTACCGCCATCTCCGGTAACAGGTAATGTTTACATTGATGGTAAGCCAGTGACGGTGGTAATTGGTGCGGTGGATCACGATGGCGGCGCCAGTACCCCGATCTCACCGGGCAAGGTAACGCCTGCTGTGAACCCGATACGTAAACGCATATATCATAAGGTTAAAGGCGTTGATTAAACGTCGCTAGCTAGCAGTAATCTAAAATAAAAAACGGCTCTTGAGCCGTTTTTTATTTTTCGTAAACCATATTTTTCATAGGGATGCGACCTGTGATAAGTAACAATGGAGTAACTGAGTATGGATGCTATCTGCATCAATCTGCACAATACAATACCGCTAGTTTAGTTCCTTGGTGAGAATATTGGTGGCTACTTGTTCAATCACCGTACCATCTTTCTCCGTTTTACGGATTTTAACTGGTAAGTATTGATAGTCAGTAGCAAGCCAGATTTCAGTTTTATCTTCATCACTGCTGCCTTTTAGCAGGTGAATGGTTTTCAGTTCGCCCAGTTTGGTGGTAATGGTGAACTAGACTGAGATAATTATATAACTAAGATTGAGATAAGTGGGATGAAACAAAACTAAGCGGGAAGTAACGGGAAGATTAAATTAAAAACACTTGCAATAGATGCAAATAAAAAAGGCCTCAAAAAAAGAGGCCTTAAAGTTATAAAAGGCTACCTTGCCTACGGGAAATTTCTTCAGTACGCACAATATTAACGATACGATAAATAGCCTGAATTGATAGGTGATGTTTACGTGATAGCTCTTGATGGTTATCACCTTTAAACTCATCATAAATTTTACGATCGCGTTCAGACAATTCTTCACGCAGCCAATATGGGAAATAGATTAGCTGGCCGCCCCATTCCTCACACATTTGTTTTGAAATATCGCGTGCGAATTTAGTCGCGTCATCCTGACAAATGCCGTTCTTCATCAGCACACCTTTTGAATAATCAATAAGGTCAGCCAGAAACTCTGGCGCGCGTGATCTGGAGTTTTTCTTGTTCATGATGCTACCTTTTTATCTGCCCTGGATAACCAGGACTTCAATTGTTCAATAACTCTGCTGGCTTGAGCCGTTGATAACCATTCAATGCGATCAATGCGTGTTTGATTCTTAATAAAGCGCGATATCGCTTTTTCAGATGGATCAATAACGACACCTTTTGAATGCAGCTCAAGCCATAGGCCACGAATCATTTTGTGTTGAGGCTCACCTGATAGCGGTGATTTTTGTTTGGCTTTAGCGGGTGCCTTTTGCTTCCAGCCGCGCGCTTTTAAATGCTGCAGCACAGCAATACGGCCAGCGTAATCAAGGTCTTTGCTGGAATGCACCCGGGCGCATATCCAAAGCATAGAGCGGTAGGTGTCATCATCCAGGCCAAGGTCTTTTTTGGCGATGTGAATCATTGCCAGGTCATTATTGCGTGGTTTGTTTACTGATGTATTCATAAATAGTCTATAGCTTATATTCTGGTATTTCAGGCAGTTCTGCCCAATACCGTACATATCCATTAACTGAAACATTGCTGCATGACCATGAGTCGAAAACCGTCCAGCCTGAGTCTGTTGAAAAGCAATACTCAGCTACAACTGGTCTTGATGATGTCCACTCTGCGGGATTATCTTCAGCGAGCACAATCAAGAAAGACTCACCTTTAAGCGTATCTGGCGGCGTTTCCATTTCTGCATCGTGCCATTCGATAATCTCTGCATGAATCATTTCATACACCCTAATAAAACAAAGATTGCCACCCAAGGGTGACCTTCAAATATTGCCCATAAAAATACGTCAATTAAAAAAATTCCCATGATTAATTCTCGTTATCTACTTCAATTGCATTTTTGGTTTTATCTAAATCATCAGCTGCTGCGTTAAGTGCGGATACCAGATAATTGTCTCGGTCTTCCCATTGCGCCGCCATTTCAATTAATTCAGATTTGATGCGCTCTAATTTTCTACGTTGGCCAGCGGCCAATTGTTTGTTTGATTGCATAGTGTTCTCCGATTAAAACCATCTTCCACAGCCCGCTTTTCAACGGGCTATGAATGAGAGTTTTTCTATTCGTTAACCGCGTCCTTTAGTGCTTTGGCCGCGCTGAACTTAGGCGCTTTCTTGGCTGCTACTGCAATTTCTTCACCAGTACGTGGGTTGCGTGCGGTACGCGCAGCGCGTTCACTTACTGATAATTTTCCAATGCCTGGCAGCGTTACTTCGCCGCCAGATTTCAGCTCGCCTTTAATTACTTTAGCTTGTGCATCCAGTACGAACTTGATGGTGGTTTTTGATACGCCAGTGTTGCTGTGATGGTCTGCGATTGCGTTTACTAAGTCTGCTAGATTCATTTGATGCTCCTATATATATAAGTATAAAAAAGTAAATCGACTGCGCCTGATGGAAAGGAAGACTCGTTGGAGTACATCATCACAGTCTGCTGCGGTTATTTGCCCCACTCACAGCTTGGGTTATGCCTACAACAATTATTTAAAAAACGTATTTCTTGATTTTTTCAACCGAGCATATAAAGCTCTGCGTTTGTTTTTACCCAGTTTTGGCCGGTAAAAACCTGGTGCTTTATAGTGCAGAATCCGGTAAAGCCTTGCGCCATTTGCAAACTGAAATATTAAGGATCCACCAGCTGAGAAAACTCTGCGTTCTTCAAACGCAATGCTCGCAATCCCTAAAGCTGCAGTAATCATTCTTGATATCAGCATGATTAAGCCTCCTGCTCGAACGGTGTGATCACAAACTGCTCAACGCCTGTTACCAAAGTAATGCCAGCCACGCCGCGTACATCATTCGGCTCGTTCAAGATGGCATCTTTATTGATCTCTTCTTTCGTGCGCACAAATCTACCCAGACCCAGACGTTTAAGCGTTTCGATCACAATTTCTGATTTGCTGATACGCACGCTTGGTGGGTTCTGCCGCCATGCGACTTCGCCTGTGATCAGGTTGGCGCTCTTTACCTTGCCGCCATTGGTCAGCGCATCACGGTTGGCTTCACAGTAAGATTGCACACCATCCTGCAGCAGGGTGATTTGTTCTTTGAGTGAATCGAATCCAGGCTGATAGCGCTGTGTGATCTCAGCAATCAGATCATTCATATCAGCCTCTTCACGTGTTAACTGGCGCATGAGTTCACCCACTTTACGAATGTCTGCAGCTGCATCTTCTTTAGTTTGTGGCACGTACACCTGTGCCTTTGATTTCAATTTTTTGGCCGTTGCCATTAGTTCTTCTCCTTAAATAATCGATACTTTTAATTGGTACTTATCGTTAGCCTGCATCTTGTCTTCACTTACTAACTGATCCTTGCCTTTTTGTGCGGCTTCTATTGCCTCGTCTGCCTGAACCTTCACACGCAATGTTTTGGTGATTGAGTTGTTTTTGGTAATGGCAAATTGCACTTGATAATTCATTGATGTCTCCCTATGTTTTTAAATGTAGCTGGCCAAGTAGGTCAGGCAGTGGCATACGCCTTAACAGCGCTTCTTTGTGCAACTCATGCAGTGCGCGGCTGCGGTGAAACTGGCATGCATACTCAAGCTCTTCTGCATTCAGCGCTATCCAGTAGCCATGTGCCGGATGGCTACAAAGTGCGATACCTGCCTTGATCGCCTCATCCGTCATGTGACGCACGTTGCGCATGTTGGTATTGAGTGCTTTTGCCAGGCTTTCGCCGCTAATTGCACAATCGCGCCCGATGTGGTTCTGCATTTCTGCTATGAGTTGGTGCATGCTATTTGCCTCCCTTTTTTTGCTAGTCACGGTTGCGGATCTGTTCACTGATGTGTGTTGGTATTACGGACTTTTCAGCTTTGGGCTTAACCAGCTTTTCAATCACTTTTCCGGCGCTGGCATTATGTTGGGCAGCTTTAACCTCGCCATACTTGCGGCCTTGCTCATGCTGCTGCTCTGCTTTGGCAGCGGTTTTTTCTGCTGCGGCTGCAATCACCTCTAACAGATAACCGTGGCTTTTGAGTGGTAGCGTGAGCTTGTCGCGGCTTGCCAGCATGGTTTCCATTGCGTTGCGCCAGTAATCTACCGGCGCAGCATAAATGGTGCCGTTGCGCTCAATTTGAGCCTTGCTGATCATTGGCAGCAGCTCATTCAATAGCTTTGCCAGACGATCCATGCTCAAGGCACGCTGCGCCGGACGAAAAAGGCCAATGTACTGAATCAGCGTTTTGCCTAGTGGTGCCGGTAGCTGCAATGCCACCAGCACCGCTTCACGCGCACCTTCGTGGCCGATGATGGCATCAAGGCTGAATGTGGCACCGCAGGCCGGGCAGTTTAGTTGCATGGCTGCACCTTTACGCCCGTTACCAGACTTTGTAGCAGGAGTGCACCTTCAGTGGCTGGCTGCTCAAAAGCCAGTCTGGACATATCAGAGCCTTTGCCAACGTGTATTCTGGTTTTACCCAGCAATGACGTTGCGTTGTAGATATTACGGTTAACGCCGCCGACGCATAATTCATCAACCTGCAACTCACCTGCATCAACCAGCTTTTGCAGTGGTCTTTGATGCGATGTTTTGCTGTAGCCACTGGCAACAATATGCGCGATGATCTCTCGCGCTATGGCGCTCTTTTTCTTACCCATGTAACCGCGGATAAGATCAATAACAGCTGCTGTGTTAGCTGCGGATGCCATCACACACCTGCCACTGCCCAAGCGGTGCTTAGTCGATATTTAGTGGTTGCCCATAACCATGCTGCACGGAAAATTCGCCCTACCAGACTGCGCTTTGCTTTAATTGGCTTTGGTGCAAACGGGTTGATGCATATAAAGTCGTCTGATTGATGGTTGAGGTCTGCCCAGCCTTTGTCAAATTTAGCAAGACTTGCTGGTTTACCAGCATTAGTCGCGCTTATCAGTTTGTTCTGATTGTTCATGATTACTCTCCTTAAAGTCTTTTAATCACTTCGGCACTAACCTTTTCTTCGCCAATTTCAGCGCAGAGGTTCAGTGATTTAGTCACCAGGTTGTTTACCATCAGTGGGTTAAGATGCGAGATCACGCGACCGTTTTCACTCTTGGTTAGACGCTTACGGATTGCTTCAAAGGCGTCATCCTCAAACACTTTGTTAAGCGGTGTGCCAATGCGGTCAAACTTGAATTTCAGGTAATCCTCAAGGTTACGATCCAGCGGTACCAACTGCGCAACTTCGCAGCGGCGAATGAATTCACGCGCATCAGGGTTGCTGCCTTCATTGAGCTTGTGCATCAGCTCAGGCTGGCCAATCAGCACGATTGAAAGCAGCTTTTTAAAGCCGTCTTCCAGCTCCCAGAATCGTTTCAGGTATTTCATGCACTGGATGGTGATGTCGTGAGCCTCTTCAATAATAACCACGTGTTTGTTGCCAGCCTCTGAACTTGCCTTTAGCACCTTTTCAACAATACGTGCCTTGCTTTCAAGTGACTGTGGCAGTTTGCTTTCAGGCTGCAAATCCTTGATGATCGCCTCGCAGATGCTGCCGGCATTAAGACGGGTTTTGTCAATGACGCGCGGGAATATGATGACAATCTGCTCTTTGTCACGGTTGATCCGCTCAATCAAATCGCGGCGTAATACACTCTTGCCACCACCTGATTCACCTACCACCGCCAGCAATCCACCATGCTTGGCCGTGGTGTACATCGCTTCGCGGATGTAACGAATGTCCGGGCTGGTATAAACATCATCAGCGCTATTCACTTCATCCTTAAACGGATCGCGGAATATCGCAAAGTGTTTTTTAGCATTGGGTGAAAGCATTTCAGGTTCTCCGATTGGGTCAATTTCAGGTACTGCACGTGGGTACTGGCCGATGTGAATGCCAGCCGGGTGGCCATAGCGAAGGTTGTCTGATTCATCAACCTGCCACGCCTGGGCAATGTCGGCTTCAGGCACACAACGGCTGCGTAAAAATGCTTCTGTTTGCGTGGTGATCACATCTTTAGGCGTAGCCTTTGGCCATGTATCCCAGTTGATTACCTGCGCACCAGCGCTCAGTGACAAAGGCATGCCGCTTGTTTGAATTACAGCTTTGCACCAGTCGTTTTGTTTAATGCCAAAGCGCATTAAAATTGCTTTGAGTTTTATAGGCATGTACTGGTATCCTGCTGCGTTAAATGGTAGGCGCGCTAACATGGTCGCCTCCCTGATTTTTAGTTTTGAGTGTTTTCATTTATACTCACCTCTCTAAGTTGTAAAAAACGCCCCTGCAAGGGCAACTTCATCGCCTCTCAGTCTGATCACTGCGAGGCGAATTCTTTTGTGGCTAACCAACAGCCACTAGTCTCGGCGCGGTATTGACTTTGCCTTCCAACATACCTCTAACTTCCACCAACTGATCTTCCATTACGCCTTGTGGGTACAGCTCTTTTAATTGTGCTGTTTCTTCTGTAGTCACAGCGCGGCTTAACATATTGCGCAAGCGCATTTTTGCTTCAATCAGCGACAGCGGTTTTATTTCCGGCACAGCCAAATCTGGCACATTGAGTGCGGTGCCACGGCGCGGCATATAGGCCGGTGCAATGAAGTCATCCATCGGTTTAAAGGCATCTATGCGGCCATCAAATGGCAGAGCTTTGCTACGCAGCGCTTTATCAACTGCGGCCTGTGTTGTTTCGCCGGTGATGAGTTGATCAAGCTGCTTGGCTTGTTTTTGGCCTGTGGTTTCTGCATGTTTTGAATAGCCTTCGCCATAAACATTGGCATTGGCATAAAAGCCAAATTCGTTGTCTCTGGTAGCTGCTTCTGCCACATAGAATTTGTCGTGGCCATCTTCACCAACTTGCACGACTTGAATTGCTTCAGGGCGATATGGGTTAACGCAAACGAGTACTTTCTTATTCACACACACTTCAGGCACATGGCTGATGTCGTACTCTTTACCTTTAAAGTCCACCGTTAAAAACTTGGATACGGTGCGCTCAATTGGCGCGCTGCGAGCAAGCTCACGGCACAGCTCAATGCTTGGTGCCAGGCGTAGCTGCTCTGGTTTGATTTTCATCCAGGCACTGTAGCGCGCCATTTTGTGGCGGGTATGAATCCGGCTGGCATTAAACTTATGCATCCAGCGTCTGGCTTGTTCATTCAGTTGTTCGATTGATGTGATCTGAATTGATTTAAGGCATGATTCAAATTCACGCTCAACAATATCTTGCGACTTTTCAACGGATCCGGTTGCGCGTGCATTGCCAGGTAAATGCCAGCCCAAATCAACCTGTAAACTACGGCATAGATTTCTAAAAGTTGAGGCTTTATTAGCACTGGCAGCATCCATATATAGATTGAATGGCACGCCATAGAATGGCTCGGAGCCTCTCTGCTGCACCGCATTCAGGAATACCTGCACAATATTGGCTGTGTTTTCACCGCCGAATAAATACTCAACATAAATGGTGCCGCTGCAATGATCCGTTACGACAAAGCGCCATACACGATCTAGCTCTGCTTTTTTAAAGTTGGCCGGTTTGTTCTTTTCAAATACCGCCTCATCCATTACTTGCAGGCCAGACTTCGGCAGGTAATACAGCACGCAAATTGAGGCATCAATTTGCCATAAGTGATTTGGGTGTTTGCTTGCTATTTGCACAGCAGGCGCAGGCGCATTGATAGTTTCAGTATCCAGGCCAAAGGTTTTTAATGCGCGGCGTATGGTCGATATCGCCAGCTTGGTGACTTCACCGGTTTCTTCATTAGTGGAAACAATGTCAATTTCACCATTGCTACACAGTACTTCAACCGCATGCTCTAAAGTCATCAGCTGTTTGCCATTAGCGCGGGTGTGCGCTCTGATATAAGCTGATATCAATTGCGCATCGGCCAGGCTTAATGTAGTTTTGCCTTTGTCAGCGCGTTGCTTGCGCGGTTTGGACAAAGCAACCTCTTTGAGTTTGCGCAACAATGTTGCTCGTGGTAAACCTAGCTCTTCAATAGCAGCTTTATAGATGGCCTCTTTAGTGCCATGAGGTGCCAGCCTTGCCTGCTGCGCAATCTCTACCAAACGTTCATTCATCGCCGCGCTCATGATTAATTAGCCTTTGCTTCTGTACCAAACTCAGCTTGTCTGGCAGCCCATTCAGCACGTGCTTTTTCAACATCAGCATCTGCACCAGGCTTTAGCCACTCTGGCGTATCATCTGTCGTTGGCTCGCCGTATAGGCCAAACTCTTCACGCACTTTTAATAGCTCGGTTTCAATCTGAACCAGCAGGCCAAGCATGAATTGTTTGTGATCGCCGCCGTTATCGAGCGAATGCTCGGTAAGCGCTTTAAACGTAGCGCCTAGTTGTTGTGCAATAGCATGCTCGGCTGCAAAGCCATCTATCGTTGCCTGACTGCGTAATTCTTTGGCGACTTCGTCAGGCGACTTTTGAGTAACGCGACTGTCGCGTGCGTTTAATGCAGTGGCCAGTTTGTCATTGGCGGCGTTTTTTTCTTCAAGCACTTTACCTTGTGCCTCGTAGTTTAATTTTGATTCACGCAGCGCCGCTTTAAGCTGCGAGGCTGTCATGGTGTCGATTTCATCAAGACTCAAGCCGCGTACTGTTTCGCCGTTTGCCAGCTGCTGAATGTCATCATCATCCATTGTGACTAGCTCAAGCAGCTTGGATTGAGTTCCTATTTTTTCTGTCAAAAGCGCCAAATTGGCGCTTTTGGAAAACTTGAAGGCAGCTTGCATAAATTTTTGTGATGCGCGATTTGAGAACCCAAGCAATTCAATACGTTGTTGAAACTCGCCAAATGGGGTGAGCTCTTTCAATATCAGCAAGCGTTTGCCAAGTTCAAGGCAGGCTTCAGCAGTACGGCGTTGATAAAAGCGTATTTCATCTTCCAGTGCGCCAACTGTCATTGCGCCTTCATAACCAAGCTGCTTGGCTACTGCGTGGGCGTTATCATTGGCTTCATGTGCTGCAATTACTTCATGATTCAAAGCCTGCACCATTGCTGGTAATCCAGGTGTATCTGCATCGGTAAGTGCTGGTGCTAATGGAGCAGATTCAGTCTTTTGTCTTGCCATTTTTAAATCTCCCTTGTAATTCTTGCCATTGATTCTTGAATGCGGCTTTCAGCCTGCTGCAGGTCACGCATAATCGTGACCGCATGCTGTGCCAGCTTATGGCTGGCGCGAATACGGCCTGTATCTGTGATGCGTTCAGCAAAGCCTTTGCCTTCCAGCGTGTTGATGTAGCGCGTGATATTGCTGGCGCTTAGCCCTGTGGCCTTTGTTAGTTCGGTTGGGGTCAGGCCGTTGGTAAAGTTGCGTAACAGCACATTGAGTACATCCAGTATCTTTTCGCCGCTTTGGTTGGTAGCTGTTTTAGCCATTACTCAGGTGCTCCTTCAAAATCAAATTCAGGGTGTTCGTGCTTGCTGATGTTGGCACGGTGCCAGGCGGCAACTTCCATGTGCTCGGTAATTGCGTGCAGCGTTTCAGCTGCATCTGCTTTGCCGTCATAAAACTTGGCAAGCGCCGACATGGTTTGTGAAAAGCTCTGGTGCATTTGCAGTAGATCTGTATCTTGCATGGTTCGGCCAGAAGGTATTTTTACTGCCAGCTTGCCTTCGCTATGCGATAAGTGATCGCTGATGAATGTGCAGCCGCATACATGTTGATAAGACTGAATCAGGGACGCGTGCATTTTTCCGTTGCCAAGCCATGCGTATAGGTTGTCGGCACTAACACCCATGCGGTCTGCAATGCGCTCAACACTAAGGTTGTGCTTCTCTTTTGCAAAGTCTTTACACAGGCGCATTGCCTCAAGTGTGTTGCGTGGGATAACGCGATTCCAATTCCTGGCCATTTTTCTAAATGCCCCCTTTAATTGATTTAGAAACAAATATGGATTTTTGCGCTATGCAAAGGCTTTTCATTGTTGCAAAATGCAGCCATACCAAATTGAGTGAGAAAGTAATCATGGATGAGCAAAACTTTAATAAGCTTGCTGGGCATGCAGAGGCTGCAACATTTGTACTTACGCGCTTAATCGCCGCGCTAGAAGTGAATGGTGCGTTAGATGGCGATAAATTCACTGGTCAACTCCTGCATGATCTTGATCAGTGGAACCGGCAAGCTGAGTGGGTTCCACAGGCAAAGCGGGTTGTGACGGCGATGGTGCTTGACTTGAACGTGGCGCGAAAGGCTCGCCATAAACACTAGCGTTTAGTGGAAAGCCAAAGTCGTTAACGATACTCATGCTGCCAACCGGCTTTCTTGCTCGCTAGGTTTTAAGCCAAGTGCCACGGCAATTTCATGGGCACGCCCGTATTTTGCTTTAGCTTGGCCATTGAGTACGCGGTAGACCTCTTGGCGGGTGTAGCCATGTTTATCCGCCCAGTCGGTAAAGGTCACGCCGCGCTGATGAAACTGTTGTTTAACGCGATCTGCGGGGGTCATGTTTTTTTCTCCGTAGTACAAAGATGAATTAATGTTGTAGCAATTATGTAACCGAATGATTACATAGTCAAGGGGTTTTATGGAAATAAATGATTCCATCGGTGCTCGCTTACGCAAAGAGCGAGAAAGACTTGGTTTTAATCAGGAAGAATTTGCTAGCATCGCTGCGGCTGCAGGGGCCAAAGGCACTACTCGGCAGTCGCAATCAAAATATGAAAAAAACGAGCGGGAGCCTACATCTGGCTATCTGGCCGCTATTGCTGCGCATGGTGTAGATGTGAATTATGTTTTGACTGGTAACTTACCGTTAGCGCCATTGGTTTACCCGACTGGCGGGTTGAATTCAAGCTACGCCGCTAGGCAGGAGCTGTTGAGTGAAAGGGAGCTGGCGCTGCTCGATGATTTCAGGTCGCTTAGCGACAAGGAAAAGGACGCAGCTGAAACAATGCTTAATGCTGTGGCGAAACACCAGGTGAAGAAAAAAGCGTAGAATTATCTAGATGTTCTTTAGAATATTAACTATTGCCTTGGCTTTATCTTTATCTGTGCCGGTAGAGGCAAAAACAAGTCGCAGCGCAAAAGCTAAGTCTGAGTTTAAAGTAATGTTTCCATGCCCAAGTACGGGGCTATCTAAAGGTAGCTGTCCTGGTTATATCATTGACCATGTGGAGCCATTGTGTGCGGGTGGTTTAGATGGGCTCGTAAATATGCAATGGCAGACGGTAGAAGAAGCGAAGCAAAAAGATAAGTTGGAGCGTCGTCTTTGTAGAGCCAATTAAATGGGGAAAGCATGAAAAATATAGTATTGGCATTAACGGTCATTCTGATGGGGTGTGGTGGCGACATTCCAGATTCAGGAGCAAATGACGTAATTTTGACAACAGATAAAATAGATAGCAAAGCTGTTATTGTGGGGCTTCCAGTTGATGGGCATCAAAACACTGACAGCGAGAATGGAAAGGTTAAGCAAGTTTGGCGCATTGTAAATAACAATGTGCCTGACGATCTTAAGTTTGAAGTTATTGGAAACAATCAGAGCGATGCTGATTTAATAGGATGGAATTGTGAGCAATTTAATGGTGATGGGAGCTCTGTCAGCCAGCTGCAAGAGTCGTCTTTTTGCCATAGTTTGTTTATTGATGTTCTTGGTAAGTTTGTTACTAATCCAGAGTTGGTTACCGTAACGCTTATGAATAAAACCGGACGTAGCAATATAAACGCTGTTTATGAAATTGGTGACTTATCATTTGAAACCGATGGCCGTTATTATTTTATAAGGCGAATCAGCCGCATTTAAGTTTTAATACGCATTAAAAGAACCCATCCCCAGCCCCCTTTAACATGGGGGCATGTCAGCATTCAATCCAAACAAATCAAGCCGCAAAGTTGAAGACCTTCTGCCTGTAGTCGGGCATAAGGCTATTTTGCACATCAATGCCTGCCAGCTGGCTGGCATTGAGTTGTTAATCACTTGCACCTATCGCTGCCCGGCTGACCAAGCCGCCTTATACGCACAAGGCCGCACTGTACCGGGGCGCATTGTGACTAAAGCAAAAGCTGGCGACAGCACGCACCAGTATCGCGTTTCTTACGATGTAGTGCCATTACGCAACGGCAAGCCAGTGTGGGCAACCAATGGCAACGGCATTGATAACGACCCGACTGACGATGACAAAGACAACCTTGAGCTTTGGCAGCGCGTTGGTGAGCTGGGTAAATCAGTCGGCCTTGAGTGGGCTGGTGATTGGAAAAAATTCAAAGAATTCCCACACTTTCAATACACAGGCGGTTTAACGCTTGCCGATTTGCGCGCAGGCAGGGTGCCGCTATGACTGATCATCAAATGCGATTTTCTGATCTTTTCAAAGATGCAGGCACAGGCCAGTTATCACACACCAAGCTTTGGGCAAACATTGCGTACTTTGCAGCAACCATTGCCTTTTGCTGGATGAGTTACCAGGGAACAGCCACTGCTGAAATCTGGTTTATTTATCTTGGTGTGCTCGGCATTCACGGCGCGGCAAGCAAGCTGATTGGCCTTAAATACGGAGCAAAACTATGAGCTGGTTAACTAATTTGATCATGCCGGCATGGGTAAGGTTTGCCTTTATCGGCGTGCTGTTGGCATTGATAGCTGGCGGGCTGTATAGCATCTATCACGCCGGTGAACTGAATGAGCGTGAACGTAATGCTGCAATCGAGAATAAAAAGATCGCTGAATACGGCCAGCAGGTTTTAGATCTGCAAACCAGAAACCGTGAGCTGGAGCGAGCCAGCGTAATTAAAGTTAATGAATTAACCGTAAATTATGAAAAGAGAATCAATGATGCTGAAACTAAAACTAAGTCTGCTTTGCGTAACGTGGCTACTGGTGCTCTCAAGCTGCGTATCGCCACCAAAAACAGTTCTCAAGTCTGCGGAAATACCACCGCCGAAGCTGGCCCCGCTGCCGCCACAGTTGCAGAAAGTACCGCCGAACTTTCTGACTCGGCTGCTGGATTTCTTATCAACTTCGCAAAAGACTGCGACACCACCGCAGAAAAACTGAACCTGTGTATTGATGTGGCACAGACCGACAGAGGGCATGACTTAGCCACAGCGGCAAGTGTATCAAGTGAGTCGAAAAGCGCTGGTATGAGTACATCTATTACATTAACCAACAAGGAGATCAAGTAATGAAATCGATTAATAAATTTTTAGTGGTGTTACTGCTGGCGGTAACAAGTCTGTTTGCCAGCGCAGCGGCAATGACAGACTATGCCGAGAATAAAACGGTAGATGCCTTGCTGCGCGGCCAAACGCTAGGCGCACCAGCCACAGTTTACGTGGCCTTGTACACCACCTGCCCAACGGATTCAACCGCTGGTACCGAAGTCACAGGCGGCAGCTATGCGCGTGTAGCCGTCACCAGCTCGCTCGCCAACTGGGCCGGTACGCAAAGTTCTGGCAGTACGGTTGCCAGCTCTGGCACCGGCGGCACTACCAGCAATAACGGCACGGTGACCTTTCCTGCGCCAACGGCCAACTGGGGCGTGGTGAACTGCTTTGGTTTAACCGATGCATCAACTGCTGGCAATGTCTGGATTTACAGTGCATTGACAGTGAGTAAAACTATCAACAATGGCGATGCTGCACCTAGCTTTGCGATGGGCGCTTTAACGTTCCAAGTGGATAACTAAGTTATGGCAATCTCAACGCTTGATCAACTTATTGCAGCAGTGTCGCAGCGCGTTGGTATTTTAAAAACCGCCTCGATCACCGCAACCGCACTAATGGCCACTCAAAACATTCAGGCGGCAGGTAATCCAGGTGCTGGTGCTTTGGCGGGGACAAATACAGCTAATGGATTGGTGCCTACGGATGCAGATGCTGGCTTCCCCTCTATCAAAAACTTTGCAGGTGGTGCGATAGGTTATATTTCAAAAATCGAGTTCAGCAATACCGTGCCTTGCCGCATGAGTTTATTCGATTGCCTTTTTAAAGCTGGCGCTTATGCATTTAATGCAGCGGTCGCATTGGCTTCACAGCCTAGCTATTCAAGTCGCGTTATTGGCGGGACAGACTTTACTAATACTGAGCTATGGATTGAGGCCGTTACAGCCTTTACAGGTAACCAATCCATTGCGATCACCTATACCAATCAAGATGGGGTAACAGGTAGAACCACAGGTACGATTGCCACTGGTGTTGCACCTGGTATTGGGCGCATGCTGCAATTGCCGTTACAAGCTGGAGATACTGGAATTCAAAAAATTGAATCAGTGACTTCTACTATTTCTACCGTTGGCACGTTCAACGTATTGGTTCTGCGTCGTCTATGGAATGGCCGCGTCCGCGTTGCAAATGACGGTGACATTCATGATTTTATGAAAACGGGCATGCCACAAATATTCGAAAACTCGGCCTTAATGTGCATCGTAACGCCAGATAGTACTGCCACCGGATTACCTGAAATGGTAGCGGAAGTTGTAAGTGCATAATTATGGCTAATCTCTGGCGCAAAAAACCAAGTGGAAGGCTCACAACTAGCAGCTTGATAAAATCTAAGCTAGGAGTCGCGGCATCTTTAATTGCAGATGATTACTTTGGCCCCAGCGCGGGTGCTGAACTTGCTGGCAATGCCTTTGAGCAAGCCATTGCCAGCGCCGCCATTAGCACATCGATTAGCCTAGCTGGTGCTGCTTTACAAATATCCACAGCTACAGGGGCCATCTCAACTGGCGGTACAGCTGCAGCATTGGCTGGCAACGCTCAGGCCAGCGCGTCAACTAGCGCCACGCTGAATTCAGCGATTAATCTGGCTGGCAGCGCGGCAGATGTTGCGGTGACTAACGGCCAGCTGACGGCACAAATCAAGCTTAGCGGCGCAGCAATATCACAGGCCATTGCTGGGGCTGCATTATCAAGTGGCATAAAGCTTGGGACGAGCACTATTGCCAATGCCGTTGCCAGCGGTAGCTTGGCTACGCTGATTCAAATGATTGCTACAGCCAGTGCGCAGGCGACTGCAACAGGTTCATTATCCACTGGCGTTAAACTCAATGCGAACGCGATTGATACCGCCATTGCCAGCGGCAGCTTATCCAGCTTGATTACGCTGGCAGGTAATGCGGTTGATCAGGCCAGCGCCAGCGGATCACTCTCTGTACAAGTGGGGTTATCTGGCAGTGCGATTGCCCAGGCCATTGCCAATGCCAACCTAAATACATTAATTCATGTACTCGGTACAGCGCAGGATGTAGCCAGTGCAAGCGGCGCATTAAGTTCCGGCATCAGGCTGGCTGGCAATGCGCAGGTGACTGCCACATCATCAGCCAGCCTGACCGCTGGCGTTACTGATATTAGCGGCGCCGCTGTAAGTGCGTCTGTTGCCAATTGCAGCCTGTCAACGCAAATCAGATTAAGCGCAGATGCGTTGGCACAAGCTATTGCTGCTGGCGGATTGACTACAACGGTACAGCTGAATGCCGATGCAATATCGCAGGCATTGAGCACTGGCGAGATTGTTACGGCGGTGTTGCTGTCAGGTGACGCTGCTGCGTGGTCTGGTGCATTCGGTGATTTAACTGACTTTGTACCACTACAGGCGGATCAAAATTACCAGGTGAGCTATGTGATTAAAAACTCATCACTTGGCTACGTGCAGAAACCACAATCTGTTGCCATTTTATCACGCGCATTTGATATGGAGTTTATGCCAAAACAATACGTTGTTGCAGTTGCAAAACGTGACTTTAAGGTTGCCTATTCATGAGTAATCAGCGCTTTAATTTTGATAAATATGCTGAAGAGAAACTGGTATTGACCTTTGATTTTACCAATGGCCTTGCAGCCGGTGAAACGCTCAATGGCGTAATGACAGTTTCTGTAAGCGTAGTGCGCGGTAAGGATTCTGCGCCCAATGCAATTCTTAATGGCGCCTGCCAGTTGGATGTCACCAGCAAAATGGTTTTGCAAGAGGTGCAAGGTGGCATACGTGGATGCGAGTACCTGGTTAAGGTGGCAGCCCCAACCAGCAACCCTAAAAAAGTATTAGTGATGGCAGCAGTTCTGCCAGTGATTTAACAACGGAAAAATAATGGATCAGTTTGACAGAGCGCAGGAGTTAGAACAAATCGCACGCGACAAGGCTATTTCATATCAACATCAAAGATGCTGCAGGGAGATGCTGCGCATGAATGTGAAGATTGCGGGGAGTCAATACCGGAACCAAGAAGACTAGCAGTACCAGGCGTTAAAACATGCATAGATTGCCAAACAATAATAGAAAAAAGAGGTTTTAAGTGAGCAACGTGATTCAAATAGATTTTTGGCAGCTGGTCGGCATGGCCGGTGCCGTAATAGCAGCATTATTCGCTGCAAGCTGGGCGCTGATCAGCGTGATTGTGAAGCAGTTCACAGCGCAATTAGACCAGCGCTTCCACGGGCAGGATGAGCTTAGATCGCAGCGTGAAAAGGTGTTGGATGAGCGGTTCAAGGCTTTGGAGAACGCTATTAAGTCTGAAGGCGATGGCTGGCGCACAGTTGAGCGTGAGTTGCTGGAGCTAAAAGCGGCTTTACCAATACAGTATTTGAGACGTGAAGACGCGATCAGGCAAGAGGTTGTGATCCATAGCAAGCTGGATGCTTTGGCCGCGAAAATTGATGCATTAAGAGTTGGAGGTTGATCATGGCTGTAGATTTAGAAAAACATAAGCGCGAGAGTTTACGCTGGTTGATTTTGGAAACACTCAACTCTGCGCGCCCGATTGGTGCCGGTGAAGGGTTGATCCTGAATGTGGTGAACGAGATTCAAGGTCAAGTAACACATCTTGAATTACGCCGCGAGATTGATTACCTGGCAGATCGTGAGCTGGTGAGTGTGACCGGCAAGGACTCATCTGTCTGGCATGCGGAATTAAACAGGCACGGCGTTGATGTTGTGGAATACACGGTAGATTGTGATCCTGGTATCGCCCGCCCACGGAAGTATTGGTAATGGTTAAGCGCAGCGCAGTAGAGATGTTGCCTAAAGAGGTTAAGGCTTGGCTGGATAAAGCCCTGGCTGATGGAAACTTTAGCGGCTATGCATTGCTTGAAGACACGCTGAAAGAGCGTGGCTTTAATATCGGCAAAAGCAGCATACACCGCTATGGCCAAAAGCTGGAAAGCAAACTGAGCGCCATTAAAGCCAGCACACAGGCTGCGTTGGCGATTGCTGAAGCTGCGCCGGATGATGCTGACTTGCTGAACCAGTCTGTGATGCAAATGGTGCAGACAGAAGTGTTTAACTCTTTGGTTGCCATGCAAGAGGCCAGTGCAGAAGAGAACCCTGCATTGCGTTTAAAAATGATGACAGGAGCAGCCAAAGGGATTGCTGAATTAAGCCGCGCCAGTATCAACATTAAAAAACACAAGATTGATGTACAGGCAAAAGCCAAAACAGCAGCTGAAGCCGTTGGTGCCAAAGCGCGTAAAGGTGGCCTGACTGAAGACGCCATCCGTGAGATTGAGGAGCAGATCCTTGGCATCGCCCGTTAAAAATACACCGAAGCTAAGCAGCTACTTTTTACCGTACCAGGTAAAGTGGATCAACGACCCTTCACGTTTCAAGATCGTTGAAAAATCACGCCGTGTAGGTATGACCTATGCGCAAAGTTATGAGGACGTGCGCGATGCCGCCAAGCAAGATGGCATGGATGTATGGTTTTCATCAGCGGATGAATCAGCAGCTGCAGAATACATATTGTACTGCCGTCAGTGGGCGCAGTTGTTTGATGCCGCAGCCGAGTACCTGGGCGAAGTGGTGATTGATTCTGACAAAGACATCAAGGCTCTATCTATCAAGTTCAGCAGTGGCAAGCGTATCAATGCCCTATCCAGCAACCCTAAAGCGTTCCGTTCAAAAGGCGGCAAGCTGGTGTTGGATGAGTTCGCATTCCACAAACAACCTGAAGAAATGTGGAAAGCAGCTATCCCGATTATCACATGGGGCTACCCGGTGCGCGTGCTGTCTACTTACAACGGCCAAGGTAACCGCTACTACCGCATGGTGAGCGAGGCGAAAAAGGCACTCGGCGTTAATGGTTCTGATGCCAGCCGCTGGAGCCTGCATACCACCACGATTGAAATGGCCATTGAGCAAGGTCTGGTTGACAAGATTCTTGGCCGCGTTGCGACCGATGAAGACAAGGTTAATTTTCTGGCAGATTGCCGAGCAGCTGCAGGCGATGAGGAAACCTACCAGCAAGAGTATATGTGCGTGCCGGTGGATGAAGCCAGCGCATGGCTGACATGGGACTTAATTACCAGTGCCGAGCATGAAGAGGCTGGCAAGCCTGAGCACTATCAAGGAGGCGATTGTTACATCGGTGTTGATATTGGCCGCAGGCATGACTTGTTTGTGATCTGGGTAGATGAAAAAGTCGGCGACGTTTACTGGAACCGTGAAGTGATCCGCTTGAAGAATGCCAGCTTTGCCGAGCAGGATGCTGCCCTGGACAGAGTCTTTGATTACTACAAAGTACGCCGCGCCTGCATGGATCAGACCGGTATCGGCGAAAAGCCGGTAGAAGACGCGAAGATCAGGCACGGCATCTACAAGGTTGAAGGCATTCTGTTTACCGGGCCGGTTAAGCAACACCTGGCCACTGGCATTAAACAGGTTTATGAAGACAAGAAAGCACGTACGCCGGTAGATAAGGCGATTCGTGAAAGCCACCACGCGGTGCGTAAGCTGACCACGATTGCAGGTAACCCGCGCTTTGATGCTGACCGTACAGAAGTGGGCCATGCCGATGAGTTTTGGGCGCATGCGCTGGCGATTCATGCAGCTGAAGATAGTTCGCAGCCTGCAGCCGGTGAATCAGTACCAACCAATATGAACACCTACCTACCAACACGACTTCAAGGTAGGCAGCAGGCAAACATGTTCGGACGCACAAGAACGCGCTAGGAACGATTAATTAAACAAAGCACAGCTTATGACCGCAGAGAGGCCTAAAAGAGGCTGTATAAAGTTTTATAAAGCGGTTTTTAAGCCATTGGCATTAGGGGTTAAGCATGCAAATCACAGAAAATATTAAAAAATGGTTTAATTTAGAGCCTTCAGCACCGGTTGTCGCTGATAATTCTGCTAAAGAAAGCGCAATGCGTGAAGCCTACGGCACCACGATTGATGCCGATGAAGATAACTGGCGTTCTCTGAGTGGGGATGTCAAACGTGACCTTTCCCCCATTACGCAAAAGCGCATGCGTGACATGGCGCTTTATCTGTGGGAAACAAACCTGCTGGCTAACCGCCTGATTGAGTTGCCGCTTGGCTACATTCTGGGTGAAGGCGTCAGGCTGCATAGTGATAATGAGGAAAGCCAGCTGATTTTAAAACGCTTCTGGCGCGACCCGATTAATCAGATGGATCTCAAGCTCAATAAAAAGGCGCGTGAGCTGTCGATATTTGGTGAGCAGCTTTACCCGACCTTTGTGAATGAACATACCGGCCATGTGCGTCTTGGCTATGTTGATCCGGCACTGATTGAAACGGTGGTGGTTGACCCGGATAATTCAGAGCAGCCGATTGGCATTGTGACTTGCAAAGACCGCAAGGGTGTTGCAAGGCGCTATAAAATCATTGTCAATGGCCCGGAAGATGTATTCAGCGTCAGAACACAGGAGATTCGCAAAACCTTTACAGATGGCGAAGCGTTCTACTTCACCATTAACGATTTAAGCAATGGCCGCCGTGGTCGTTCTGACTTGCTGGCGCAGGCTGACTGGCTGGATAGTTATGATCAGTTTCTGTTTGGCGAGCTGGACCGTGCGCAATTCATGCGTGCATTCCTGTGGGATGTAGAATTGAAAGGCGCAACACCTGAAGATGTTGCAAAAAGAGCTAAAGAAATCGTGCCACCGTCTCCAGGCTCAGTGCGCGTACATAACGATTCTGAAACATGGAATGCTGTCACGCCTGACCTGCAAGCGCAGGACAGCACAACCAATGCCAGCCTGTTCCGCAACCATGTGCTTGGCGGCGGCACCATCCCTGAACACTGGTACGGTGGTGGCGGCGATGTTAACCGTGCTGTGGGCGCAGAAATGGGCGAGCCGACTTTCAAGATGTTCTCAATGCGCCAAAAAACGCTTAAACATATTTTGGAAAGCATCGGCATTTATGTATTGCGCCAGGCAGCGTTAAAATCTGGCGGCAGCGAGCCGGATCTTGAAGATGAACGCTTTGAGGTTGAGGCTATATTCCCTGAAATGACCGCCAAAGATACCAGCAAGTATGCAGCTGCACTGCAGCAGGTGGTAGTTGGCGCAAGTATCGCGGTAGAAAAAGGCTTGATGACTGAAGAAACCGCCATCAAGTTAATTAATGCGATTGCCGGTAGACTTGGCATTGAAATTGATGCATTTGAAGAGCTGAAAAAAGTTAAAGGTGCCAAGAGTAAAACTGCCGAGGATGATGTGTTTACTGAGCCTGTTGAAGCTGAGTAATCATGACTGAGCAGGATAAAAAAAAGGCATTTAATGCAGCAGTTAAAGCAGGCCTTAAACAACGTACCGCCATCCAAATAAATACACATGCTGAAATCGTGCGCCTGCTCAAACAAGCACAAGAACAAATCAGCATTACATTGGCCAACCAACCCAGTGAATATCAGCGCTGGTCACTGCCAGATTTGCAGTTTGAAATAACCCGCATGCTTAAAGAGTTTGGGGACGCAGGCGCAGCTACCATCGGCACCGCAGCCGGTACAAGCTGGCAGGCTGGGATAGACCTGATCGACAAACCGCTTGAGGCAGCCAGCATTAAAGCTGTAATGCCGCACCTGGATACGCAGCAGCTTAATGCCATGCGCGCCTTTATGACAGACCGCATTAAAGATATCGGCGTGCAGGCCGCCAATAAAATCAACAGCGAGTTAGGTCTGGTGGTTATCGGGGCGCAATCACCGGGTGATGCGATATCCCGGGTTAAAAAGATTTTGGGTGATCCATCACGTAAGCGTGCAGCAACTATTGTGCGCACGGAACTAGGCAGAACGTTCTCTATTGCCAGTAATGAGCGGATGCAGCAAGTCAAGGCGGCTGGTGCGAACATCCAGAAAAAATGGCTTAAAAGCGGTAAACTTCACCCACGCCCTGGGCATAACCTGATGCACGGAAAAACCATCCCCGTAAATGAACTATTCTCAGTGCCAAACAGTAAAGGCGGCGCACCGGTCATGATGATGCACCCACATGACCCAAGCGCTCCGGCATCTGAAACCATTAACTGTGGCTGCACATGTGTGCCAACGGCCAGCGGTTTTGAAGGTGCGGAGTATGTGAGCAAAGTGCAAAAGCCGGATGGCGGACAATGGACAAATCAGGAGCTGCGAGACAAGGCAGCAAACAGAAACAACTAACCGCCCCAGTGGCGGTTTTTTCACATTTAACTTACCGCTTTAATTTTAATACTCGTTAATGTAACCATCCCCCGCAAGCCAGTATTGTGGCATCTCAAGTTTTGAATTTGTTAATAAATCAAACAACAGGAGTCACAAATGGATAATGATCAAATAGCAGCTGAGGCAAAAAGTTTGACGGCTGCAGACGCGGCAAAGCTAGTGCATCGCACAGTTGTTGTACCGTCAGAAAAAGAAGGCGGCAAGCCAACGACCAAAAAGGTAGCAATCGAGCCAAAAGAAGTGCTGGACTTTAAAGACCTTGGTGATCGCGTAGTTGTTGTGACTATCGATGGCCAGAAGTTCTACGGCGATAAGTAACCAGCGCCGCCATGAAGATTCCATCACAAGGCATTAAGGGCGAGGCGCTCATGCGCGAAGCGGTGACTGAGTATCGCGCAGTGATTGATTTGCTGCGCGGCGTTATCAATGCACGCATGTATCCTACCGAACCTGGTCGATGGGTGAACCTTGAAGCGGTTTACCCGGACAGTGTTGTTGTGAACACTGATAAAGGCCATCTGTATAAATTCCCCTACACCATTGCTGCTGACAACACCGTCACTTTAGGTGAGCCGCTGGAAGTTAAAACTGACTACGTGGCGCTTAAAGAGGCACAAGCTATTATTGGCGATGACGTGTTTCTGGAAGCACAGGGCGATGCCAGCTCCGGCAAGTGGCTGATTCGCGTGATCAAGGCTGGTTTGAGTGGTAATAACAATTACTACCCAGACACTGTGCTGCGTGAGGCAGCGCCACTGTTTGAAGGTGCGCGCGTGTTTGTTAAATCAGACGATGAGCATATTGCCGGCAAAGGCAAAGACATCAACAAGCTGGTTGGCCGTTTGACCACGCCAAAATTTACTGAAGGCAAAACAGCAGACACTGGCGAGATCACCGCCACGTTTGAATTTATTGAGCCTGAAGGTGTTACCGCCACCAAGGTGCGCGAGGCCTATGTGCGTGGCATGAAAGACCTGTTTGGCTTCAGTATCGATGCCAATGCAAAAGCCAAAACCTCGAAGCGCGGCAACGTTACCGTGCGCGAGGCTATCAAATTCACCAAAGTTTTATCTGTCGATTTAATTGTTGAGCCAGGTGCAGGCGGCCAGTTGATTCGCATGGTGGAATCTTTATCAAACCAAACCCAAAGTCAGGAGACCGACCCCATGAAAACCCGCATGTTAGAAGCGATTAAGGCAAAGGCACCAGCTGCTTATGCTTTGATTAACCCAGATACGATTACCGAGGATCAGCTGGAAGCTGCTTATCGTGAAGCGATTAAAGAACCTGCAGCTGCAAATGCCGGCAATGATGTGGATGAAAGAATCCGCATGATTGAAGCGCGCTTTAACGCACGTTCAACCATTGCGACCAGCACTTTACCGCAGGCTGCTAAAGAAAAATTGCAGGCTGATTTTGATAAACGTGAGCGCTTTACCGAGGCCGATGTTGCCTCTGCCATCACAGGCGAACGTGAATACCTGGGCAAGTTTACAGAGTCCGGCAAGCCGGTAATTCACTTTGATGATGCTGCGCATATTACAGAAGGCCGCGCCGAAAAAGTGGCTGACATGCTCGATGCGTTCTTTGATCCCGCACATAAAGACCACCGCAATGTGCGCTCTTTCAAAGAGTGCTACATCGACATCACTGGCGACAAGCGCGTGACCGGTCACATGAAAGATATTGACAAGACACGCATGCGTGAGTCTCTCGGCGTTGATATGCGTGAGGCATTGGATAGCACCAGTTTTGCTGATGTGTTAGGCAACAGCATTACACGTCGCATGCAGGCCATTTATGCAGGCCAAGTGGATTTGCAGGCGTGGCGTAAAGTGGTAAGCATCAGTCCTGTGGGCGACTTCCGCACGCAAGAACGTGGGCGTATTGGCGGTTATGGCAACTTGCCGGCTGTCACAGAGGGGAATCCTTACGCTGCATTAGCCAGCCCAGGTGATGATAAAGCCACATACGCTGTTTCAAAGCGCGGTGGCTTGGAAAGCATCACGCTGGAAATGATTAAAAACGATGACGTAGGTGCGATTACACGCATTCCTAAGGAACTGGCGCTGGCGGCTGGCAATACGCTGTATGAATTCGTGTTTGATTTCTTCCGCACCAATCCAAATGCTGCAGATGGTGTAGCGCTTTATCACGCAACGCACAATAACTTGTTCACTACTGCTTTCAGTGCAGCCGAGTTTGCCCTGCATCGCTTGGCAATGCTGAAACAAACTCGTGCCGGCAGCGCAAAACGTTTGGCCACTGCACCTAAGTACATCATGGTGCCGTACGAACTGGAAGAGTCAGCATTCAATGCCTTTGTCCGTAACCAGAATCTGGATAAAACATTCGTTCAGTCAATGGTGCCTGAGATCATTTCGGTGTCTTACTGGACCGATGCAACCGACTGGGTGACGCTGGCTGATCCTGACCGCTTGGCTGCGCTTGAAATCGGCTTTTTGGACGGCAAAGAAGAGCCTGAGTTATTTGTGCAGGATTCACCAACGCAAGGCAGCTTGTTCAGTAATGACAAGGTGACTTACAAAATCCGTCACATTTACGGTGGCGGCTTGCTGGTAGATGCTGAAAAAGGCACGACCAAGGCGGTTGTAGCTTAGTTGTTTTAACAAAGCATTCTTACTTATCCCCTCTCCCTCTGGGAGAGGGCTAGGGTGAGGGCAAGAGTGCTTGATTAAACCAGCCGAATTTAAAAGGTAAACATGGCACTTTCTGATATTCAATCCATTGTAGATGACCTGCTGCGTGATGATGCCGGACGCATTACACCAACGCAGCGCGACACTGCAATTGTCACTGCTGTGGCTCGCTACAGCAAGGATAGACCGCGCCAAAAAGTAGAAGACATTGTTGCGCCAGGCGGCAATCTATTGCCATTGCCAACAGCATGGGAGGCTGATTTTAGCCAGGTGCAAAGCCTTGAATACCCGATTGGCCATGTGCCGCCAGCCATCATCAGCGCGCAGGATTACCAGCTTTACACCTCCCCGGGCACAGTATCGATCATGGTGCGCGATGGTTTTGCCATCAATGAAAATGTACGTGCAGCATTCACGATCACGCATGAGGTCAGTGATGTTGCTGACACGATCCCACTGGGTGACCGTGAAGCAGTGTGCTGCCTTGCAGCGGCCAGCCTGTGTGATCAACTCGCCGGGCTTTACTCCGGCGACTCTGACAGCACCATTCAGGCCGATAGCGTCAATCATCAAAGCAAGGCGGGCGAATTTGCAAGCCGCGCAAGAGCTTTGCGTAAACGCTATCTGGATGAATTGGGTATCGATGCTAAAAAGAACGTCGCTGCTGGTGTAGTGGTCGACCTGAATTTAAGTAATAGTCTGGGCGGTGCCCGCTTGACGCATCGCAGAGGTTACCGTTAATGGAAATGACGCTACCAGGGTTTGACCGTCTGCAGCGTGCGTTTCAGCAGTCGCCGCAATATGTTGGCCGTGAGCTGCATGCTTGGGTTGAAACCACAGCCGCACACTTAACTGATGAAATTACCTCACTTACACCTAAAGACACAGGCCTGCTGCAGCAAAGTATTAAACCAAGCGTGGTGCAGGTTGGCGCATTGGGTGTCAGCGCTGTGATCGGCACGCCGCTTAGCTATGCATTGCCGGTTGAATTCGGCGCTAAGCCGCACGACATTGTGCCAAAGAACGGCAAGGCACTACATTTCATGATGCGCGGTATTCCAATGACGCTTAAAAAAGTGAAGCATCCGGGCAGTAAAGGTTACTTCATGTTCACGCAGGCATTCGAGGCCAACATCAAGCAAGTGCAAGATTCATTCGAGCGCATGGTTGAAAGAGTCATCGCCAAACTCGCTGCAGGTGCCGCATGAGTATCGCTGCCGATATCCGTAATGCAATTGTTGCAAAACTCAGTGCCATCACCGGCATTGGCCAAGTGCATAGCTATGAGCGCTATGCCGCGCAGCAATCAAAACTGAAAGAGCTATTTGAAGCAAATGGTCGCATTCTAGGATGGGTCGTCCGCCGCAGCGGATTCAAGAAAACTGCGATCGCTGATGCGATATTTACCGTTCGCAGCCAGTGGAGTGTGCGCGGCTATATGAGCCTTGATGATACTGCACAGACGGAGATTTTATTTGATGCGCTGGCAGACCTGGTGCAGGTAACGTTGGCGAATGACCCGACATTCGGCATTGCCTCATGGGTGCCGGAATACGAATTAAAAGCCGAGCTGGAGCCGGTTATGTTCTGTGGTGTGCTTTGCCATAGCGCAAATATCACTTTTGACACCGTGCATGAAGAAACCTCAACGATTGACGGTGTGCTGGATGAGTTTTTAAGACTGAATGCGCAGTACGACATTGAGCCACATGAAACCACTGCCGAGCATCTCAAGTGGGCTGAAGAGCCACCTGATCACAGCACCAGCAAACCAGATTTAACCGACAACATCACCATAAGGGAGTAAGACATGGCAACGCTACACCAACCAGTTTTCGCTACGCCTAAAGCAGGCTTAAAGATTCGCAAGGAAGACGGCAAATATTTGCCTGAAGGCGGCGATACCGTAATTCACAGCACTTATTGGGCGCGCCGCGAGAAAGATAAAGACGTAACGCTCAGTGACAAATTACCGACCGAGCCGGTAGCAAAAGCAACCAAACCACAAACCGCAGAATAATTGCGCAATCGATTTTTAGGAGAACACCGTGGCAGATAACATTACCTTTTTAAGCATTCCGGAAGACTGGCTAGTACCAGGCGCAAAGATTGAAATTGACCATAGCCGTGCAATTCGTGGCTTACCTGCCGTATCACACAAAATGTTGGTGCTATGCCAACGCCTGAACACGGGTACGGTACAAGCTGGCGTATTGTCAAAAATCACGCGCAAAGAAGATGGCGTTAATTATTATGGTCGTGGCTCAATGGGCGCACAAATGATTGCCGCCATCCTTAAAGTAAACCCCTACACTGAGCTTTATGGCTTGTCTCTAGATGACAATGCCGCCGGTGCATTTGCCAGTGGTACCATTAGCATTACCGGCGCACCAACTGAATCAGGCACTTTATATCTGCGCGTGGGTGGTCGTTCAGTGCCTGTTGGCATTACTGCAGCACAAACCCCTACGCAAATTGCCACAGCAATAGCAGCTGCAATAAATGCCGATCTGGATGGTGCCGTGACTGCTGTGGGTGCGGTAGGCGTAGTCACCGTAACGGCTCGCCACAAGGGTGTTGAAGGCAACGGTATTGACATTCGCACCAATTACTATCAAGGCGAAGCTACCCCTAAAGGCATCGTGGTTGCTATTGTTGCAATGTCTGGCGGTACTGCAAACCCAGATGTAACGGCAGCCATTACTGCTATGAGCACCATTGCACCTTACACCATCGTGATGCCTTGGAGTGACCCAGCCAATATGGCACTCATGGAAGCCGAGTTAGAGCTGCGCTTCAACGGTATGAATATGAAGCAAGGTCACGTGTTTACCTTTAAGTCAGGCAGCTACAGCGACCTCTCAACCTATGGTAGCGCTCGCAATAGTAAGCAGTCTTCATTCCTTGGTCTTAAAGGCTGCCCATCATTGCCGTGGGTCAATATTGCGCAGTTTGCAGGCGCGGTTGAGTTCCGTGGCGCGATTGACCCGGCGCTGCCATTTAAGGGTCTGTATTTGCCTGATGTGATGGCTCCGGTTGAAACTGACCAGTTCTCTGAGTCAGAGCGCAATTTACTGTTGCATGATGGCTGCAGTACCGTCACTTTTGACCAGGGCGGCAATTGCCATATCGAGCAAGTGATCACTACATACCAGACCAACGCGTTTGGCATGGAAGATCGCAGCATGCTGAAGCTGAATTCTAAATGGACAGCAGACTACATGCGATTTGTGTTTGCCTACGATGTAGTGGCAACATTCCCTAACCATAAGCTGGCTGGTGATGATGTGCTGGATCGCATTCAGCCAGGGCAAAAAATTGCGACACCTAAACTCATTATGAATAATTCAATTATTCCAACAGCAATGCGTTTAGAAAAAGTAGGCTTGCTGGAAGATCTGGATCAATTCATTAAAGACTTGATAGTGGTGCGTTCTGATGTTGATAAGAATAGAGTCAATGCGATCTTGCCAGCTAATCTGGTTAACCAGTTCGATGTATTTGCCGGAGCGGTGCAGTATATTCTTTAATAGTCGTTATTCTCAAGTTAACTCTCAAAACCGCCTAATTGGCGGTTTTTTTACGGCTATAAGTTTTAATACTCGTTAATGTTGCCGGTTATCCAAAGCCGTTATCCTGACTCAAATTGATCAAAGGAGATTCAACATGGCAACAGTATTCGGACGTGCGTTTATTACCATTGGTGGTAGACGTTACAACACTAAAGAAGGCGCTACATTAAAGCTCGGCGGTATTGCACGCGAGCCTGTTGTTGGTGATAGCGGGTTGGCAGGCTCACAGGAAAAAATCGAAGCCGGGCAAATTGAGTGCACTATCATCGCCACCGCCGATGTCAGCGTGACAGATATCCAGGCAATTAAAGATGCCAACGTCAGCTTTGATTGCGACAACGGCAAAAGCTTTGTTTCATCAGATGCATTTAACGGGCCAGTGCCAGACCTGTCACGCGACGGCATTAAAGCAACCATCTACGGCACGTTTAAAGAGGTTTAATGATGGATCAAGCAATTAAAAACCCCGCCTTTGCTACTCCCATCACAATTGCTGGCGTGAACTACACGCATTTTGAAATGCGCGAAGCAACAATTGATGACATGTTTGAAGCCGAAATGGAGCTTACGCGTGTTGGTGGTGGTGCGCATACGCCGCTGGCGTTTAACGGTCAGATGATGGTGCGACAAATCGTGCAGGTTAGTAACGACAAAGGTGAAACCTTTGCCGGGCCTTTCACCATGAATATGCTTAAAAACTGGGGGCCACGCAACTATCGCGCCCTGCGCAGTGAGCAAGTGGAGATTGATCTGTTGGGGGAAGCCGAGTTGGGCGATCAAAAGGTGCTTTAGATAGCATTCTTTTAATTGCTCTTAAAACAGGTTGGTCCAGGGCTGAAATCAAGTCCTTATCCTTGTCGGAATTCAACCACTATTTAGATCGGTTAACGCAGAAAAATGAGTCGTGATTTAACCTTAATGATGAAGCTGCAAGCAGATGCCAGCCGCATGACGTCTGTACTGCTTAATGGTGAGCGTGGTGTTCGCAAGTTCGCCACTACGGCCAAGCGTGAATTTGACTCTATTAAAGGTTCATTGAATTCACTTGAAGGTAAGCTGGCATCACTTGGCGTTACCATTGGTGTCACGGCAAGCATCATGCAATCTGCCAGGTTGGATAAAAGCTTGACACAAATCGGCCAAACTGCCGGTTCAAGTGAGGCTGATGTTGTTGGGTTGCGCAAAGAACTGTTCCGCATGAGTCAGGAAACAGGGCAAGGCGTTAATGATTTAGAGGTTGGTTTTAATAACGCAGTGCAATCCGGGCTGCGTTTTAATGAAGCCTTGCCAGTAATTGATGCGACCAATAAAGCGATGGCGGTTACTGGTGCCAGTGCAGACCGTTTAACATCCAGCCTGACTGTGGCCAGCACAGCTTATCAATTTGATTTAGCCAAGCCTAACAAGGCACTCACTATTCTTGATCAAATGACGGTTGCCGGGCGTCTAGGTAACGCAGAGCTTGAGAATCTTTCTGATATTTTTGCGCGTGTTGGCCCGGGCGCTGCAAGTGCAGGTTTGGGTTTTAATCAAACACTTGGCTTTATTGAAGGCTTATCTCAAATCGAACGTCAGCCGGAGCGCTTGGCCACGCTGGCCGATAGTACTTTGCGTTTGTTCAATAACCTGAATTACATGAAGGATGCCCAAAAGGCTACAAACGTTAAATTCTTTAACGCAGATGGTAGCCGCCGCGAAGCTTTGGATGTCATCGCTGATATTAAAAGTCAGTACGACAAACTCGGCACTGAAAAAGAGCGTGCTGTTTTTATTCAGAAAGCATTTGGTAAAACTGACCTTGATACCATTAAAGGCATGCGTGTACTGCTATCAGGTGAAATGTTAAATACTATCAAGGGGTTTTCAACTCAGATTGAGCAGGCCGGTGGCACATTAGAGCGCGATTTGCCAAAAGCAATTAATAACGCAGTAGATCAGACTGGCCGTTTAAAAACAGCACTGCGATCAGCAGCTGATGATTTTGCGCAGCCAATCAATGATGCTATAGCCAATACCTCCAAAACTTTGCTTGATAAAAAAGAAAACGGCGGCATGGGTATGGATGGTAAAGACTTGTTAATGGCAGGTGGTGGCGCTGCATTGTTGACGATGTTGACGGCAAAATACGGTGGTAAGGCAATCTCTGGCATTGCCGGTAAAATAAGTGGCGTAGGTGCCGGGGTTGCGACTGGTAAAGCTTTAGAAACTGCAGCAGGGGTAACGCCTGTTTATGTAGTGAATATGGGTGAAGGTGGCATGGGTGGGTCAATACCTGGTGTTCCTGGTATTGGTGATAAGGTAGCAAAAACAGCTGCAGCAAGCTCATTTCTAAGTAAATCTTTATTGGGATCTGCAGCATTGGGTGCAGCACCTCTAGGTTTAATGTATGGTGCCACGCTAATGGCTGGTGACACCAGTAAAGATAAATCGCGTGCAAGCGCATTGCTAGGCTTCACCGAGAAACTTAATAAACTATTTTCATATGATCCTGACAAAGCGCAGCGCGAATGGCGCGCACGTAAAGATCAGGAGCTGAATGGCACGCTTACAGTAAAGATAGATGCCGATGGCCGCGTGACCGGTACCACTCTTAAAACCAACCAGCCCGGCATTAAAACAAACATGGCCAATGGCCCTTACATGGCGACACAATAATGGCCTGGCGTGATCAAATGCAAAAAGGCAGCTTTCGTGGCGTGCCGTTTAGTGCAACTAAGTCTGATGGTGACATTGGCCGTCGCCATGTGGTCAATCAATACCCGAATAAAGACGAAGCTTATGTTGAAGATTTAGGCTTAAAAGCCCGTAGTTTCACGTTGGAGATATTTGTCCTGGGTGATGATTACATGACTGCGCGTGATGCGCTGGAAGCGGCCTTTGAGCAGAAAGGTCCCGGTGAGTTGGTACACCCGTGGCGCGGACGCATGACAGTGAGCGTCACGGAATGCCGCCCGAGTGAAAGCATAGAGCAAGGTGGCCGCCAAAGCTGGAGCGTGACCTTTACTAAAGCTGGCAAGAATGAGCTGCCAAATATTCGCCCGGACACTGCCGCAATTATCGACATCACGGCAGACAACGCAATTGCAGCCAGTGAAAATGATTTTGCAGAAACCTTTGATGTAGATGGCTTGCCGGAATTTGTAGCACTGGATGCGCTCACCCAGGTTAACGCATTGCTGGATGACACGCTGGCTCTTGCACGTGGCATGCTGCCAGACATGAGCATACTTTCTGCTTTTATCAGTAACGCCGGTGCAATATCGGGCAAGCTCACACAGTTGTTACGTTTGCCGTCAACGCTGGCTGCATCGATTACCGGGCAAATTGCTGGTGTGCTTGGGCTTTCCAGCGGACCATTGTCAGCGTTTAATGCCTTAAAAAACCTGTTTGGCACCAGCCATAAACCGGTGAATCGCACGACACCTAGCAGAATTCAGCAAGATAACAACCGCAAGGCAGTCGCAGATTTAACCCGCCGCGCAGCGGTCATTGAAGCGGCCCGTAGCTCTGCCAGCATTAATTACGAAAGCCAGAAACAAGCATTGCAAGTGCGCGATGTGCTGGTAGATGCCATCGAGGTCGAGCAGCTCACCGCGCCGGATGAAGTCTTTAACGCGCTGGCAGATTTACGCACAGCGGTGGTGCGCGACATTAATACGCGCGCTGCAGACATTGCCAACCTAATTCCTTACACACCAAAAGCCACGTTACCGGCTACGGTGCTGGCGTATATGATTTATGGCGATGCCAGCCGCGATGCCGATATCGTAAACCGCAACGACATTGCACATCCGGGTTTTGTGCAAGGTGGCCAGACGCTGGAAGTATTGACCGATGATTGATATTAAAGTGGACGGCAACATCTACGGCGGCTGGAAATCCGCAAGCATTCCATTTGGCATTGAGCAAATCTCCAACTCGTTTGAGCTGTCAGTGACTGACCGCTGGGCCGGGCAGGATAACCCCTACCCGATACGCGTAGGGTCTGCATGCTCGGTACTGCTGGATGGTGAGATTGTGATCACCGGTTACGTGGATGACAATACGCCGCAATTTGATGCCAACAGCCACGCAATCAGTATCGCCGGGCGCGACAAAACCGGTGATCTGGTAGATTGCTCAGCCATTCATAAAACTGGCCAGTGGGCCAATGCCACGCTGGATAAAATCGTGCGCGATGTTTGTACGCCGTTTGGCATTAAAGTCATCATCGATGCACCACTCGGTGACAAGTTTTCTACCTTCAGCATTCAGGAAGGCGAAACCGCGCATGAATGTATCGACCGCGCCTGTCGCATGCGCGCCGTCATGCCGGTATCAGATGGTAAAGGAAACCTGGTGATTACCAGGGCAAAGTCAGGCGCGCCGGTAGCCGAGTTGATTCAGGGTGTAAACATCCTGTACGCACGTGGTGATTTCAGTATGCGGGAGCGTTTCAGCACCTACTATATTAAAGGTCAGGACAGAGGCTCTGATGATAACGCCGAAGCGCCGGAGAATCACACGCAAGTCAGCGCTACTGCTACCGATAGCTTTGTGAAGCGCTACCGACCACTCATTGTATTGGCTGAAGACAAAGGCGCACACACTACATTCAAACAACGTGCCGAGTGGGAGCGTAATGTACGCCGTGGCCGCAGCGCACGCGCTACCGTGCGTGTCAATGGCTGGCGTAATGTGTCAGGTGACTTATGGCGTGCCAATACAATGGTGCGTTTGATATCACCATACCTGGGCGCAGCCGATGTTAATCTGCTGATTGTTGGCGGCACGTATATTAAAGATGAAAGTCAGGGCACTGTCACTGAACTCTCACTGGTTGGTCGCGAGGCATTTGATCTGGTTGAAGGCGTTAAAACCACAAAATTAAAGACCGCGATTAAAGGTAAAGACGGTGCCGGCACTTCTGGATCAGGTGAAACAAAGCGTAAAACATCATCGAATGATTGGAGCAATTTCTAATGATTGCCACGCTCAACAAGCTGCTTGACCCCATCCGCCGCCGTGTACGCCTGATGATCTCACGAGCTGTATTAACTGCGATCAGTGACGGTGCCGGCATCCAGCTGGTGCAGGTTAAGCTGCTCGATGGCGAAGTGCGTGACGGTGTGGAACGTTTTCAAAACTACGCCTTCACCTCAGCGCCGCTTACCGGTGCTGAAGGCGTTATGGCGTGTGTATCTGGTAATCGTGATCACGGCGTGATCATAGCAATGGATGACCGCCGCTATCGGATTAAAGACCTGCAGCCAGGTGAGGCTGCCATGTACACGCACAAAGATAAAGAAGCGCACAAGCACCGTATCATATTCAAGAACGACGGCAGCATTGAAGTACTGGCAAAAAACATCACGGTAAAAGCCACCGAGACTGCCCGTATTGAAGGCGAAAACGTTGTCATCCACGCCAGCGCCATGTTTAAGTTTGATGTTAACGGCCACGGCCAGAAATGGCTGCCGACTAAAGTGGACACTTGGCAGATCGGCGAAGATCCTGGCACGCCACACAATATATCCCCGCCAGAAATCCCTTAAAGCACGAATCAAAACGGCCAATGTGGTCGTTTTTAATTTTAATACTCGTTAATGTAAGCAACTCGCCTTTTGCCATATTCTCACCTTTGTATTTTGATCAATCAAAGGTTCACGTGGCAGACATCCGCACAGTATTTATCGACATGGAGCATGGCGCAGATTTCGCAATCAGCGCCTTATTGCTGCAGGAAGATGATGGCCTAGACACGGCAGTTATACTCAGCCTGTTCACAGACCGAAGGGCTGAAGCTGACGACATCATCCCCGGTGGATCAGGTGACAAACGTGGTGCCTGGATTGATAGCTTTGCCGATGATGCCGATGATAAGTTCGGCAGCCGCCTATGGTTGCTTGAAAGTGCCAAGCTGATACAAGACACCGTCAATCGTGTGCGTGAATATTGCGCTGAAGCGCTGGCTTGGATGGTGAAAGATGGTGTGGCCAAAGCGGTCAACGTCACCACGCAAATCGTCAGGCACCATCCGTTAGGCATCATCGCCGCCCAAATCGACATTGTAAAACCCGATGGCAGCACCAGCCGCTATAAGTTTGAAAAGCTATGGAGTGCAGTATAAATGGCATGGTTTAGACCAACACTGGAAACGCTGATCAAACGCAATCAGGCCGACATCGAATCCAGCATTCCTGGTACTGATGCAAAAGTCAGGCGCAGCAACTTAAACGTCATTGCCAAAATAATCTCAGCCTGCGCGCATGGTTTGTATGGCTACATTGCATACCAGGCAAAACAGATATTCCCGGACACCGCTGATACAGAAAATGTCGATAGACACGCCAGCCTATGGCTGACAGTGCCACGTAAACCGGCAAGTTATGCCATTGGCCAGGTTGCATTCACCGGCGCTAATGGCATATTGATTGAAACCGGTACCACATTAATTCGAGCGGATGGGCTGGAATACGCAACAGATGCTGATATCACCATCAGCGCTGGCCAGGCGATTGCAGATGTAACCGCCATGACTGCCGGCCAAACCGGCAATGCCGTAGCTGGCACCACATTAAGCCTTGCTTCACCCATTGCTGGCATCAATAGCGCGGCTACAGTACACACCGATGGCATTACTGGCGGATCAGATCAAGAAGAAACTGCAGACTTGAGTGCCCGTGTTGTAAAACGCATTCAAAACCCGCCACACGGTGGCGCAAAACATGACTATGAATTATGGGCCCTCGAAGTGCCAGGCGTCACCCGCGCATGGGTATATCCGGGTGAAATGGGGGGTGGGACTGTGACCGTGCGTTTTGTGCGCGATGATGATGCAAGCCTGATACCGGACGCTGGTGAAGTGGCAACCGTGCAAGACTATATTGATGAACGCCGCACGGTTACTGCTAAAGGCTGTTATGTAGTAGCGCCCATCGCTGCGCCTATAGATTACACCATACAACTGACTCCGGATACCCCGGCAGGTAGAGCTTCTGTTATCGCAGAGCTTGATGACCTGCTGAAACGTGAAGCTTTGCCCGGTGGCACAATCCTGCTCAGCCACATTCGTGAAGCGATCTCAATTTCTGCCGGAGAGACAAATTATGTCATGACCGTGCCGAATGCGGACGTTACAAATGCAACTGGCTACATGGCCACACTCGGAGCTATCACATGGCTCTAAACGCTGAAAACTACTTACACCAGCTGCAAAGCCTTCTGTTAAGAGGTGCGGCCTGGACGCGTGAAGTAGGCGCAACACTTACTAACCTGCTCACCGGGATCGCGCAGGAGTTTGCGCGAGTTGATGCCCGTACCGATGATCTGATTAACGAATCTGACCCACGCACCACCAATGAACTGCTTGAAGACTGGGAGCGCGTGGCTGGCCTGCCTGATCCGTGCGTAACCATAGAGCAAACCATTGAGCAGCGCCATATCGCGCTTACCAGCAAACTCACGATGGAAGGCGGCCAAAGCCGCCCGTACTTTATAGACATGGCCGCCAGCATGGGCTACCCAAACGCCACCATTGATGAATTTGAGCCATTCTTATGCGGCATTCACGCATGCGGTGATGCGATCTGGTCAGAAGATGACCGTTATACCTGGCAAATCAACCTGCCAAGTGATGGCGCCATCTCTTACTTTAGCTGTGGTGAAAGCGTGTGTGGCGAGCCCCTGCAAGCGTGGGGAGATGAAGCAATTGAATGCAGGATTAATAAATTCAAACCGGCACATACCACTGCCGTATTTGCTTATGTTTAGGAGAGTATAGATGGATAGAATTAATGGCAGTAACGTCGCGCCAGATTTGCACGGTGCCGGTAAAGACGGCTGGCGTGATGGCAATAAAGCGCTAGGCATCCCGGCAACCGTTGTCACCGCAGAGTTTTTGAATAGCCTGCAAGAGGAGGTTGCCAACGTTATTGAAAGCCAAGGCATCACGCTTGATGTTGGAGATAAAACGCAGCTTAAACAAGCTATCGAACGCATGGTAAAAGGTGGCGATTACAAAGCCAGCGTCAGAGTTGCTTCTACTGCTGCAATCAACCTAGCAGCACCAGGTGCAAATATCGATAGCGTGGCGATGGTAGCTGGCGACAGATTCCTTGAAAAAGACAATGCTACTTTAGCTAATCGCGGTATCTACATTTGGAATGGCGCTGCAGTAGCGGCAACACGTGCTCTAGATGCTGATACAGGCGCAGAGTTTAATGGTGGTGCGATTATCCCAGTGGAAGAAGGTACTGTGAATGCGGATACCAATTGGCAGATTACAAATAATGGTGCAGTTACGATTGGCACGACTGGACTTACTTTTCAGCAGGTTGGCCAATCTACAGATGCAAGTACGATCAATAAAGGTATTGTCGAGTTAGCTACCGACGCTGAGGCTCAAGCCGGTACTGATACAGTTCGAGCCTTGACTCCAGCTAATCTAAACGCTTCTGTGGTCGGCAAAGGTCAAACTTGGCAAAACGTTGCTGGAAGTAGAGCATTAAATACAACATACACCAATTCAACAGGTAGGCCAATATTTGTTGTAATTTCTGTGCAACCTTCCGCGTCAGGCAACACAACTTTAGTTTTAGACGGCGTAACTTACGGACAGGCTGTTTCAGCATCTACCGCAACAATTGTAGGCACTGTAACTTTAATAGTGCCAAATGGTGGAACGTATCGACTAAATTCTGGCGGTACTGTGAGCATTACAAACTGGCTCGAATTGAGATAAGGAAAATCGCAATGAAATATTACAAAGACGAAAACAATCAGGTTTTTGCGTATGAGGCAGACGGCTCTCAAGATGGTTTTATTGATGATAAATTAACGCCAATTTCTAAGATGGCGGCTGATTTAATTATCAATCCGCCTAAATCTATGAGTGAATTAAAGCAACTGAAGCGCTTGGAAATAAATACCGCATTCGAGCAGGAAATGCAGCAGATCACCGGCGGGTACCCTGCCAGCGAAACATCAAGTTGGGCAAAGCAAGAGACCGAAGCGCGGGCTTATGTTGCTAACAATACTGCGCCTACACCATTGATTGATGCACTATCCATATCGCGTGGCATAGATAAAGCTGAGCTGGTATCACGCATTATTGCTAAAGCTGATTTGTTTGCTACGTTAAGCGGCCAGTTAATCGGCAAGCGCCAGGCACTTGAAGATGCAGTTAATGCATTACCAGACACAGCAACAGCTGAAGATATTGCTGCAATTACCTGGTAATCATGTGTAGTTATTTCTTAAACGTGTTAATCGCCATTGATCAGCTGCTTAATGCACTGCTCGCCGGTGATCCTGATGAAACAATATCAAGCCGCATGGGTAAGTATGTAGTACGTGGACGCGGCTTTATACCGTGTGTGCTATGTAAGTTGCTCGATATCGTCTTCAGAGAAAAAGACCACTGTAAAAACAGCATTGAAACTGACGAAGGACTCACATGAACTTATTAATCTGGCTACTCTACTTCATCCCAGCCATCGCCATCGAACTGGTGTGTTACCTACTTGCACCGGTTGTGGCTTTGTTTGTCACAACCCGCCCAAGGCTTGACTACGTCAAGCGCCTCGGCTTTCCACAAACCATGATGCCGCGTGATTACATCATCAAGCCATTCTACTGGTTTCAAACTCACGACAACGCCGTAGATGAATGGTGGTACGGCATGTACAACACAGATCACTGGTTTGCATTTGCGCGCGACTGGACACAACCGGACTACGACCGCAGCCGCGTCATCCGCTACTACTGCCGCGTCATGTGGCTCTGGCGCAACTGCGCTTATGGCTTTCACTACGCGCTATTCAGCAGGCCAAAAGAAGTGCTGGGGCAGGTTTATACCGCAGGCGTTGAAGGCGAAGGTTTCTGGTACCAGCTTAACTTGTATCGATACAGCTTTCAGCTGCAAGCGCATGTGCCACTAGGCAATCGTTATTTAAGTATTAATGTAGGATGGAAGGCACATAAAACCACTCAACGCCTGTTGTATGCCAACCGAATTATTGGATTTAGAAAGTATGAATAAACAGGGCGAGTGCCTTAATGGCGGCAACCACTAAAGCACCCGTCTCACCGTAACCACAGTACGGATCAACCAAAGACCCTGCGCCACTAGCGGCGGGGTCATTATAAGGGTGACCGTATGAAATACACTAGTTTTACAAATGATTTGCGCTGTGTGAAATGTAATAAAAAGCTGGCCGAGGGTGTGGCCGTTAAATTAAGTATCAAATGCCCACGCTGTGGCCAATTAAATAAATATGGAGAAGATAATGGTTCAGTCACACTTAAATCCACCTAAGAACCCGTTTAACGAACAAGCAGCATCGGCACATTCTACAAGCTCACGCCTGACTCCAATGCAGATTGCATCTGTAATTAAGTCAGAGGAATTTCATGTATTTGAAGGCACTACAGTAACCGTTTGTTTATTAACTTTAGCCAATGGCGCAAAGGTGATTGGACATAATTACGGTTCAATTGACCCTGCCAATCAAAGCTGGGTAACCGGTAAACAATTGGCCAAAGAAATGGCTGTTGAGAAAGTATGGGAGTTAGAAGGTTACTTGCTGCGTGAGAAGTTAGCGACAGCAGCCGCTTTGCTTTAAGAATACCCAGGAGAGAAGGCGCGGCGGCAGCCTTCTACGAATAAGGTCTGATAGAACCTAAACCGCTGCAGCTGGCCCGGCTGAAATATCTATCAGGGCACCCACACGCATGGTGATTGGCAAAGACGGACAGCGGCAGGAATAAACTGGCAAATACCCGCGAAGCAAACCGAGTCAGGCTAACAGTCACCAGCCGTGTGGGTAACATAGTAATTTGAGGATAGAAAGCCAGCCCCAGTATCAGGTCAGAGAATCGGAATGCTCGCAGTACCTGGTTGGATATGTGCATGGTGAGTAAAAGTCGGTAGAAAGCTCCCTGTTCCAACACCCATTTTTCAGAGCGTCATGAGCGCCTATACCTATATATAGGAGAGCTTCATGACGAATCAAACCCGATCTTTAACAACCCGTAAATCCCCGCTCGCTTGGGTCGGTGGCAAAAGCAAACTCACTGCCACCATCATCCCGTTAATCCCGCCACACAAATGCTACGTTGAAACCTTCGCCGGTGCTGCATGGGTGCTGTTCCGTAAACCAGAGAGCAAGGTCGAAGTCATCAACGACATCAACAGCGACCTTGTTACCTTATATAGAGTGATTCAAAACCACCTTGAAGAATTCGTGCGCTACTTCAAATGGTCACTCATCAGCCGTGAAGAGTTCGCCCGGCTGCAAGCGGTACCGGCTGAAACCCTTACCGATATCCAACGCGCAGCGCGCTTCTACTACCTGGTGAAAAATGCCTTCGGTGCCAAGTGCGTAGGTCAAAGCTTCGGCATCGCCAGCACCAGTAAACCAAGACTTAACTTGCTGCGGCTGGAGGAGGATTTAAGTGAAGCGCATCTACGCATCAGCCGAACCACGATTGAAAACCTGCCTTATGATCAGTTAATCAAGCGCTACGATAGCAAGGACACATTCTTCTATTGTGATCCACCGTATTGGGATTGTGAGAACGACTACGGCAAAGGATTATTTGGTAAAACTGATTTTGAGCGGCTTAGAGACGTTTTAAACGATTGCCAAGGTAAATGGTTAGTCAGCATAAATAACGTGCCTCAGATACGCACGCTGTTTGAAGGTTTTGAATTCAAAGAAGTGCAAACCAGTTACAGCATCAACAATGCAAAGACGGCCAGCAAACCGATAACCGAACTATTGATTGCAAACTACAAACTGGACTGACCATTTTCGTGACGCCACGAAAATGATAACGGCCCCGGCAAAGCTATTATCTGCTTCACCGGCGCCTAATCTATATTATCTTCATGGCTGACCTCCTTGACCGACATAATGCGGCAGAAGGTATTTATTTAAAATTCATTGAAGTTCTAATTGTGAGATTTAGAACTTGGCCACGTAATTAAAATTACAATCAAAAAATGAAGCCGATGTTTAGTCGGCTTTATAAGGCGTGCAATTAATTTGCGATATATGAAAGTTGTTTTAATATCAATTATCTCAATTTAGAGCGATAATTTATCGCGCGCGGCTTCACTGTTCAATATATATTTCTACTTAAGCAAAACTACGTGGACGACGTGGAGCACCGCTACCTGCATTAGCACCAGCACCGGCAAAACCGCGTGATGCATTGCTACGGCCTTCG